CGACCCTTTCCAATTAGGTACTATGCTTTTAAAAGACGATACAGCTATCCCAGCGGAATATCTCAACGCTTCTCGTTCACAAAAAGTTAAATTACTACAAGGTCTACTCGATACCAGCATCCATGCTGTCGATTCTGGTAACCTAGTCTTTACTGCTGGTGCCTTGTTACAAGACTCGGTTGTCTACTTAGTTCGTTCTATCGGTGGTTCTGCTTGTATCAAAGACACTGGTGTTCATATTCGGTTTAGTATCGTTGAGAGTCCTTTAGAGTTAATGCCAGTGCTCTCAGTTGTAGAAGCTGAGATGGAAGAATGTCAGTGTATCTTGATTGATAGTGAGGATCATCTGTATGTTACTGATGAGTTTATTGTGAATCACAACACTTTATTAGCAGTGCAGTATGGAATTGATCAGTTAAAAAAGGGAAAATATGATAAACTGGTGATTGCTAGACCGCTATACGCTACTGATGAAATTATTGGTGCCTTACCGGGCGGAGTACGTGATAAAATCGAACCGTATGTATTGAGCATCGTTGATATACTTGAAGATAATTGGAGTCCAGATACGGTAAATCATTATGTCAATGAAAAAGTTATTGAATTTGCATTAATAGGGTGCCTTAGAGGGCGAAACTTACAGAATTCAGTTATTATTGCAGATGAGGCGCAGTTAACCACACCCAATCAAATGAAAATGCTTCTTACTCGAATAGCTTCGTCGAGTAAATTGATAATTACGGGTGATTTAGCGCAGAGTGATAGGGGTGATCGTAATGGATTGAGGAATTTCATGGAATTGTATGAAAGTGCAAAGGAAGCAGATTCAGCAATCTCGATTGTTCATTTTAATCATTCTGATATTGAAAGATCAAAGGTCGTTGCAGAAGTATTGCGATATTATGGTGAAGATGATTAACAACAAAAGGGCCTTCGGGCCCTTTTTCGATGGCTCGGCACTAGCGTGCCTCGCGAATATATAGTATAATATGAATTCTTTTTGAATATTAATCAGAGGTGAACATGACTGAAGATACAGAAACCACAGCAGAAACTAAAACAGTTGGACAAAAGATCCGTGAAACTAGATTGGCTAATAACTCGTATGTGACCGGTGCGGCAAAAGCAAAAGTTACTAAAACTAATAACGGAACATTTCAGATAGCTGCTGATAAAGCTGCGATAACTTGTAGAGAACGTGGGATAACCAAAGAAAATGCGCAGAAATCATTGGCATCGCGGATTGCAAATGGTAATTTATCAATGGCAGCTGCAAACGAGGCTAATACCAAAACTTGGGAATTAACTAATTCTGAAGGCAACACATTCACAATACGTAATCTTGAACTGTTTTGTAAAGAAAATGGCTTAGATCCGTCTACTATGGGAAAGGTATCACGGGGAGTTAGGAAAAGTCACAAGGGATGGACATGTAAACAATTAGATTCTTGATGTGAAAAAAAGAGCCTTAACGGGCTCTTTTTTGTATTCCGTATAAATAGTAGTAGGTTCGCGGCTCGGTAAAGCCCAACCAATCTAACATTTAGAGGAAACATCAGCATGAGTATTTATCAAAACGGCACGGGTGTGCCAGCATACGTGTATAAACTTGTATGCAAACCAACAGGTCAGTTCTATTACGGATACCGTAAATTAAATATCGATCGAAAACGACTACCAAATGATGATTTTTGGATTTACTACTTTACTAGTAGTACTTATGTCGAAGCATTAATCGATGAATACGGGAAAGGTGCATTTGAATATGAGATTATATTTGAATCTACTGACGTTGATGCGGTTTATTGGTACGAACAGGATATCATCAAGAAACATCGAAAAGAACCACTTTCATTGAATAAACATTGTGTTGACAATGGTGGTACTGTGAAATTTGTTACTACCAGTAAGAGTGCGAAGAAAGGGTATCAAACTAGGTTGAAAAACAACACGGTTACGAAGATTCGAGCAACTAAACGCTGGAGATTGACAACTCCAACCGGCGAAGTTATTGAGATTAACAATCTTGAAAAATATTGCAGGGACAACGGGTTAAATCGATCATGTATGAATGCGGTTGATAAAGGAAAAATAACGAATCACAAAGGATGGACTTGCGTGTGTTTGAGCACGCCACAAGAGGTTCGTGAAGAAGTGATTCGCAAAAATACCAAAGTGAAGCTGGATAAAAACACGATGGATCATCCTCACGATCAACATTGGGAACTTACAAATCCGTTAGGTGTTGTATTTCAAATTAAAAATCTTGAACGTTTTTGTAGAGAAAATGGATTGAATCCAGGGTGTATGAAAGACGTATCAAATGGCAGACAAGATACACATCGTGGTTGGAAGTGTAAGCATTTAGAAACGGAACGACTGACGACTATGTGTAAATGGGAGGCCACTGACCCAGATGGCAATGTCCATTGTCCAGATGATTTTAAAAAGTTTTGTGTAGAACATGACCTTAGTTATTCTGCTATGTGTAAAGTGGCATCTGGTTCTCAACGCCAGTATCATGGTTGGACCTGTATTAATTATCGAGTTGAACGAACACCAGTTTACTGGGATGTCATTAACCCACAAGGTGAAGTTTTCAAAGTTGGTGATATGCGTCAATTCTGTAAAGATAATAATTTATCATACCGAGGTATGCAAAAAGTTTCCAATGGCGTTAGAGAAACCCATCGAGGCGGCTGGAAGTGTAAAAGATTAGACTAAAAGATAATGGGGCTCACGCAAGTGGGCCCTTTCAGTATAGCAACCCCAAAATAACCCAAAACCAACAATAAACCTCAATCAATAGACCTAACAGCTCTAACACATATGCTGTTATTATCTTTAAAATTGTAGCCAACACCACCGGTAACACCACCGTAATAACACCACGCGATATTGTCACAGTTCTCATTCTCAGTAGATGACCAATACCAACGTATAGCAAAATCGTTGTCTGATTCCTTTAGTATCCACAATTCTTTCTTGGTTGGTAATCTCCAACCTGTTTTACCATCTATATTAAGAGCAAAGCAATATAGTTTGGCATCATCCCAGTTGGATTCTATTTCAGTTTCTTTCGGTGCGATTTCGAAAGTCATAGATCTCTCACTGCTCTGACTCGATTTGCGTATAGTTTTTTGCTGTGTACGCTTTGCATATTAGTGGTAAAATGCTGAGAAAAAGCGTGAAAATTGTCACTTTCTACTGATGACCAATACCATGTCTTTTTGAAATCATTGGTTGATTTACTGATCGTGTATAACTCTGCGTTGGTTGGTAAACGCCACCCTGACTTACCATCTATACAAATGGATGCGCAATAGAGAACGGCATCACTCCAGATTGCTTCTATTTCGGTTTCTTTTGGTGCTATTTCAAAGTTCATAAATTATTCCAATGGTTAAAAAGATTATATGATTGTTCTGACTGCTCTGGTATGATTGACGATGTGTTTTTGACTTGAAGTTGCAAACCCGTGGCGTGGGAGCATCTTAACGAATGCGTTACTGTTATCACCCTCAGTAGAAGACCAATACGTCCCATCGTCGAAATCCTTATCTGTTGAAAATATCTCGGTGAGTTCTTCGAAGGTAGGTAACCACCATCCAACCTTACCATCTATGTTAAGAGAAAAACAATATATCATAGCTTCATCCCACGTGGATTGGATTGTTGTTGATTTGGGTGCTATTTCATATTTCATGCACTAACAAACCCATGTTCACGTAGCAACTTAAGATCTACAAACTCCCAACTGATAACCCGATAGAACATAGTCATAGCTTCACTGCGATCGTCGTAGTCTCTTTCCATACCGCAATCATCTGCACCCCAAACGCAAACACGCCATTGGCCATTCCCCCTTGCTGGATCTGGACCAGTCTGAATAAAGGAAACACAAACAAGTTGTAGGTTATCCCAACCTTCTACTTGGTATGAAGGGTACCAATCATCGTGGGTTGGTTTGTATACGTCAATGCTTTTCATGTTAGATTCCTTGGTTTAATTATCTTTTAGAGATCACGAACAGGTAATACAAAATACCTATTGTATGGTATATTGTTTTTGCCTGGTATGCAATACGTTTGGAATCCTTTTCTGAAATCTTGAGTCCAAACGGCTTTGTCAAAAACTGGGTTATCGAGTACATTATACGGAGTGCATGACCAGTAACAAACTGGTTCAAACTTTTGCACCTGTAATCGATTATCAAGGTATATTTGATTCAATTCATCCATAGTTGGTAATCTCCAACCTGTTTTACCCTCAATGTTTGCCATACAGTAGAATCTGGCATCATCGTAGTTTGCTTCAATTACTGCTGACTTCGGTGCTGTTTCAAAGTTCATAGGATTTCTCTATATCCGTTCCATTTGTAGATCAACCTACCAAACCAACCGACTTCTGGTAGGGTTCTAACTGGGACTACCAAACGTGGAGTATTAAGTTCGTAATCATTGATAAGTGGCCATGGTAACGACCAACAATCACGTAAGATAGTATAACCATCAGCACTCCAACAACCACGGTTAGAAGCCCATTCCTCGTAATCTATGGATTTCGTAATCTTATGCAATTCGTTGGTGGTTGGTTCACGCCAGCCTACCTTACCGTCAATGTTAAGGGAGAAACAATACATCTTTGCTGTATTTTGTGGCATTTTAACCTGATATTTGGGAGGTGCTATTTCGATGTACATAGTCGGTTAATAATCCGTTTGAAAAGATTTGGCGTTTTGACAATAGGTTGTTTAGTTCTAATTGGCAAAACCAAACATTTACTACTAACCCGTGAACTGGTGCAACCACCTCTGCCTTTTTGTAAGTTAATGTAAACATATCTGAACTCAAGACGAGGAGGTTCACTAGTCCAATAAGGGCCTTCAAATCTAAATTCAGCAACTGAGAGTTCAAGGAATTCTTTTTCTGTTGGTAAACGATAACCTAATGTGAAGCAATAGAATACTGCTTCATCGTAGGGTAGGCGAGTCCAATACTTTTCTGGTGCTACTTCAAAGTTCATGCGGTTTTCCTTAATAGCTCGCACCTAGCGGTGCTCGCGTTGATTCAATTATCTTTTAGATCTCTCACTGGTCTGGCGTAAAACGGGTTATTTTTATTCCCACTAGCACACATATCAGAATGCCAGTTGTAACAAACTACCAAGTTTTCAGCGTAATCATCGGAAGTCCAATACCATTCATCAGAACTTTCAATGTTCTGTGATTTTAGAAACTCTTGTTCCTTATTGGTAGGTAAACGCCATCCAGTTTTTCCATCAATGGTCAACGAAAAGCAGTACAACCTAGCATCATACCAGTTTAATTCTTTTTGAAATGCAATCGGTGCTATTTCGATGTTCATTCGAAGTCCGTAAGAAAATCAGCAAGCATAAAAGCAAAAACAAATAAGAATGCGATGAAAGTAAGAGTGTAAAACATTTTAATTCTCCTAGTAGTTGATATTGTATGTATTATACCTAAAAGATAATGGATGTCAACCTTTTTCGATGGGTAAAGAAAAGGGCCTATTAGATAGACCCTTTTGATATTTTGCGAGCTCAATATGACTAAAAGATAATTGTGTATTACCTCCTAGCGAGCGCCGTTAGGCGCGAGCCTAACTACGACAATCTAAGCCTCAACGACTTCCGCTTCTGCAACTTCTTCAGTCGATTCAGTTGGAAATAACCCAAGATGTTGGATATATGGATCCAGTTGGGCACCGATCTCGTTTCTATAGATTGTCAATACTTCTAAGAAATCATACTTCTTTTGTAGACTGTTCTTGATAACTTTCTGATCTTTAAGATCTAAGATTACACTTGCTTGTTGCAAATTTTTAGGTGATACTCGGTTTTTGAAATCAGTTAACTCATCGTATGAACCGTTTCTGGTTAGTACATAAGTTATGATCATGAAGCGTTCTTTCATTGTGTTTCCTTTACTTGGTGGACGGGGATGTTGCATTTTTTCAGGAACTCGATACCATCCCTTGATTTGTATTCAATTGAATAGTATACCTCTGAGATTCCTGCTTGGTAAATCATTTTTGCGCAATTTATACAGGGTGAGTGTGTTATGAACAAACTGGCATCTAACGCAGACTCGTGACTTCTAGCTAATTTCAAAATTGCGTTGGATTCTGAATGCGCTACCTCTGGTTTAGTTTTTAATTCAACTTCACCTGTATCTGGGTTTACTATACGGTCTTCACAGTCATTTGACCAGCCTGAAGGCGTGCCATTATAACCAATCGATATTATCCGGTTATCTTTAACTACGATAGAACCAACCTTCATCTTTTCTGCTGTACTGAGTTCAGCGAATGTAAAGGCAGTTTTCATGTAGGCTTGTATAAATTTAGGTTTCATCACTTATTTAGTAATCTCATAATACGGATTAGACAGGCACTGAGGTTGATCTCTGGATCTGCCACCGCCTGGTGGTCCACTAAAGATTGCTTAACTATTAAGATAATAGAATCTTGAACTGTGGAATCCTCACTAAAAATGGATAGGTTATCATAGATAAATCTATACACATCCTCCATTTCATCTGCTGAGATTTTACCACATAGTAATGCACGTGCATCGTTTATCTTACCAGCTTTGAATAACTCAACCATCTGAAAACGCCATTCAGCCGTGCTATTATCACCATCACCTGGCGACACTAACTTATTTGAAATCGTATTTTGTTGTAATTCGTTGATACATTTCCGCAAATCTGGATAGGTTGCTCTGACATACGAATCGAGAACATCCAATGAAAATTCAACGTTTTCGTTGATTAAAATGGTGGCAACTCTAGTAGTAAACTCGGTTACGTCAGGTTTCTCAATATGAAATCCTTGACAACGACTTTTCAACGCAGGGATGATTCGATGCGGATAATTATAGGTTAGAATAAACCGTGCAGTATCACTATATGCCTCGATAACACCACGCAATGCCTGTTGGCCACTAAAAGACACGCCATCCGCTTCATCAAGTAATATAATCTTAAATGCGCCAAATGGCATCATTTGAGCAAAGTTTGTTATACGGTCTCTGACTTCGTCGATACTAGAATTTCGACTTGCATTAATTTCTAAGAAATCGTATGGATTAACACCTAGTTCATTTACAAGTAATCGTGCCAGAGTTGTTTTACCAACTCCTCCCGGACCGCTGAGACCCAAATGCCCAATGTTTTTCTCTTTAACCCACTTTTCAATAGTTGCTTTTTGTTTAGGATCAGTGAAAACATATCCTTCGAGTGTGGACGGTCTGTATTTTTCAACCCATAATTGTGGAATTGCCATATCTTAGTTCTCTTTAAAGTTCATATAAGGAAGGATGTCATTGTCGAATATCTTGGCCATACTGCACCATAACGAAGTAGTTTTCATTCGTGGATCATAAGCCCGTCTCTCGTGTTTAGTTTCACCAGTTGGTCTTGGTAAGTATTCGAAATCAGGACGTGAACTATAACACATATTTGTAATGATCGAAAGTCTTATTTCTTCATTATCTTTTGGATTGGTCATGATAATTGCCTTGGTTGGTTGGTATGAGGTGATTATATATCAGGGGAATTTTAATGTCAAGGCTAAATACAGAATGAGATTCGCGGTCGTGGGGACCCAACCTCTCTAACATTTAACTTAAAGGAGCATGTCAGCATGAGTATTTATGCAAATCAAAATGACGCGTTGTCGTCAGAAATTCAAACAACTACAACTACAACTACAACTACTACTGAATCAGTAGAACTACTAACATCTGCAACAATCGAAGCAGAAGAACCAATTAACACAACACCTGCGTATGTATATCGCCTAATCTGCAAACCAACTGGGCAGTTTTACTATGGTCTTAGATATGCAAATATCAAAAAGTATAGAATGCCAGAGGATGATCTATGGATCTATTATTTTGCAAGTAGTGACCCTGTTGATGCGTTAGTGGAAATTTACGGTAAAGATAGTTTCGATTATAAAGTCATTTTTCAATCAACCGATATTGAACAGACTTATTTATTTGAACAAACCATCATAAAAGCTTATTGGGGTAATCCACTACTATTGAATCTACAATACAAGGATCCAGTAACTGGTGGTAAGATGTGGGCTGGTACCGCTGAATCGAAACAAAAGGGCGTTGAAACTGGAAATGCACGTGGATCGTATAAAGTAGCCGGTGAGCGTAGAAAAGCTGACGGTACTGCAAAACTAGCAACACAAAAAGCAGTTGCTACAAAAAAGAAACTTGGTATTTTTGAAACGTCTGGTAAGAAAGGTGGTGCTACGAGAAAAGCTAACGGAACTTCAAAATTAGCAGCACAAAAGGCTGTTGCTACTAAAAAGAAACGTGGTACGCATAAAATTGGAGGGAAACGTTCTGGGGAAACCCGTATACGGAATGGTACTGGTAAAATAGGAGCACAAAAAGGCGCTGAGACGCGTAAGCGTAATGGTACTTCTAAAATTTCAGCACAGAAATCTGCTGAGACGCGTAAACGCAATGGCACTGATAAGATAGCAGCACAAAAAGCAGTTGCTACAAGGGCGAAAAATGGAAAAGATGCAGAGCATAGTAGTATTTGGCAGTTAACTAAACCAGATGGGGAAGTGATTGTTATCAAAAATCTTGCTAAGTTTTGTAGGGAGAATGACTTATCTGCAGACGGTATGCAGCGGTGTTCGAGCGGATTATATAAGCAGCACAAAGGTTGGAAATGTAAGAAACTCGTAAAACCACATCAGGTAGAAAATAAAACGGATGAACTAAAAGATAATTAGTTCACGATAAAGCCAATGATCTAAAAGATCATTGGCTTTAGTTTTTGTATTAATTCACGAAGAACTGATCTAGGTTAACCGGACTAAACGTATCAGGTTTACTGATTTTACCATTTGGTAACTTTAGCAGTTTGCCACTGGCTTTGTCTACTTTTGAGAAGTTGGATCGAGTTACTTCATCCCATGACCCTTGAGCGTCAATTCCTAGTGAATGTATGGCTCCGATCGTAACAACAGCAATATCCAAGAACGCATCTAGTAATTCAACGTTATTTGATGCGTTAATTGCATCTTCCATCTCTGCAACTTCTTCTCTAATTAGATTGATATATAACTCTAATTGTTCTTTATTAAAACGATCAGTGGTTTGATCACCGGCTTCCATAAAGATTTTCTGATCTTCGAATACATTAATACTCATGTGTTACCTCTAAAAGATAATTGAAATAAAGTGGCTAAAAGCTAATGAAGAACGCGTGGATCGATTATCTTTTAGCCAGTGAAAGGATAGTTTACACTAATTCTGGTGTTTCGTAAAGCGGTTTTATAACATCCGTAACAACAAACAACTTCAATGAATCCACATCAGCAGATACAAGGGTATAACCTTTTTCATCAAGCCATTCATATGCGTTCGTTATGGTATCTCTACCATCTTTGATATCAACATACACTGATTGGTTATATCTAGCTGAATATATCTTTAACTGATACACACTGGCTTCGTTTTTAACGGTTGAAATTTCCAATACATGAGAAACAGGTACGTTAAATTCAAAAAGATCAGGTACTGCACCTTCGAATTCACATGTGATATGATTCATCATACAACCCAACACACTGATATTCTTTTTCTGTAAGAAGTTCATTGCAGTAAAATCTGGAGTTGTGGCATGATCTCGAGGAATAGTAACGCGTTTGTTATACTTCGGATCGAAGATTTCCAAACTATCTGGTTGATCCTCTTCCTCGTATGTATAATATAGAACTCTAGTAAATATTTGTGACATGGTTTCTCCTAGCACTTGGATGGGATGTATTGATCTGATACCGGTGGTTCTACATCAGATACGAGTAAAATTGCATCATTGTCTGCTCGTTGCAGATCCATTGGACCTTCTGGTGTTTCTACTCGTACTTTTCGTGTCCAACGAGCATGTTCAAGCAAAATCCAATCATCCTTCTTGATATATTTCTGATCCGGACCCACCATGAACACCTGAGCCCAACGAGGGCGTATACCGTGAGATTTTCCTGAATCAGAATTTAAAATTATACCAGATTGTAAAACGGTTTCACTATGACGCATGTTTCTGATTAAAATGTGATCCCGTATAGTTCGATCGATCGTTATTACTTCACTCATAGAAAGCCTTAAATGTTACGTGGATTTTGATTGTAATAGTCTTGAAGTAATTCTTCGCGTGATTTGACAACTTTGCCATTTTCCAAAAGATCACCGCGAGCGTTGGATTTCATATTACCAACAGCAACACTGGATTCATTTTCTAAAGCTAAACGAGCCATGTCAACGGATTTACCTTTTGCAGATTTATAAACTTGATCAGTCATATTTGTTCTCCTGATTAATAAAGCAGTATTTAGTCAGCCATCTCAGCTGCGAAGTTTGGAAAGTTAAGATATTTGAATAGGAGTCGATCATCCCATAGTTTGCAGATTCTATCTAATTCTTCCTGTGAAGCGTTTTCGGCATCAAAGTTTTCGATAGCGAATGCGTGGAAGTTTTCTGGTTCGATGTGATAGATATTACTAGCATAAGTGCCATTGAGTGATACTACGGTTACGTCGCCTGCATCGGTTGTATTTAAAGTAATCATTTGTAAATTCCTTGTTAAGTTGAAAGTGGGTGTAGTTTAGTTGAATTAGAATTGTTTGTCAAGGGTTAATTATCAACGCAAAAACTCTTTAATGTCTAAACCGTATTTGATACTATCGATTTTATGGACACCAATAAGGAATAAGACGTAGCTTGACACTGAACTACCTCTACCTACACCCCATACTATATTATGGGCACGTAGGGTATCAACGATATAAAGCATGCATTGTAGGACTGGGAATAGGTTACGTGATTTAAACTCGGTTAGTTCTAATTCCACTCTTGCGACTTCCGTGTCAGTGCTGCATTTGGCTAAACACCATGCTGCGATATCTAAGTTTTTGTAGGAATCTGGGATAAACCAGTTGTTTGGATTGGTTTCTTCGAGTGGTACTGGGTAATTAAGTCTTTCATCTAAAAGATAATTGACGTACTTTGAAATGTCATCGGCACATGTGCAATAGCCCAGAATATCTGGGCCATGTCTTAAAACGCCTGTGACTAATTGGTCTACAGTATTGGTCATTGGAACTCCTAATCTACGTTAATGAGTTCTCCAAGGTCGCCATTTTCGGATTGGGTAATCTTAGCACGGAATCTATTGGAGAGTTCTTCTTTGTAGATGTTAACAAATGTAGCCAACTGTGTCAAGAGTTCTTGGTTACCTAGTCTATAAGCCATGTGGTATTTTTTCATGAGTTCGTTGAGTTTCAACTCGACTTCATCATCTCGCATGGCGGTTAAATCAGGTGCGAATGGGTGATTCACGAGAAGAATCCGATATATTTGATAAAGAATGTATCTTTAAACTTCCATATTTCAACGATAACTGGGTTTGATGAACTAGTAACACCTAAATGTCTTACTGTTGTAGGACCAGCGAGTGTACTATCATCAATACGTGGGAAGTTTTCATCATACTTGATTAGGGTTCCGTTAGTTGATGTGAATGATACCGTGTGATGTGAATCATTTGCTGTCAAGTGTAGTATGACTCTACCATTTTTAGATGCAGTTTGGTCACTTGGAAAATTAACAAGGTTTATGTTTAGGTCAGCGCCTACCTGTGCTAACTGGTATGGACCGTTATTAAAATCAACATCGAATTGTGCGGTCAATAATGCGTTGAAGTTGTAGATCTTTTCGGTTGTTTTTGTTAAAACTGCATTGGTTAGGGTGTTACCGTTAAGATTGGTTACTGCAGTATCATCACGAACACCATGATTAAGAAACTGTTCCATTTCACTTTTTGCACTAGATAAACTAGCTTTGATGGTAGTAAAGTTGTCACGGAATACTTGGGTATCGTTATCAACTCCTGGAACTGGAAAATTTTCATTGATATTTGGGTTAATTGCTGAGGCGGTCATTTAATTCTCTCTGTTGTTTGGGAATGCGAGGTATTTATCAGGATATGCATCGCTGATAGAATCGATAACATAACGGTCTGCTGTGAAATCAAGGGCTTTGAAATCAAAGTTACGAATCCAGTTAATAGTGTTATCGGTTGGTTTTGTGTTTGTGTTGTTGAATTGACACGTGTAGTAAAAACCAAGATAGAATACAGTATCCCCTGGTTGATAAGCAGCTTCTTTAGTCCAATTGCCACGTGAAGCGGTGTGTAGTTTGGCTTTTATTCTAGCAAGTACATTTGGTGCATTGCCTGGTTTAACATAGCATAGAACCAGTGCACTTGCATATCCAGCTGAGTAGATACCTTTCATCCAAAGTGGTAGGAATGAACTTGTATGAACCCCTGAGTTTGCTATTCTTGCTCTCATGTTTTCGATTGAGTTAGGGAATACTTGTTGTTTATCGCTATCACTAACAAAAGGAATATCGCTATCGATAGTGATTGTAGAAATACTGGTTAAGACTTTAGCTTTTAAATCATCCGATAAATCTTGAGATGTTTCTGGGCTAATACCAGCAATATCATCAATCATTTCAACATAAACTACTTCGTATACTGGTTCTTGTGTATTTGGGTCATAGGCAGTTGCGTATTTGATATCACCAAACAGCATTTGTTTTTTGTTATGGTTACGGCTTACTGCTTGTACAAAGTTAACTGCATCATTATCCTCAATACCTGCGTAGATAAGAGTTCTCAACTCTGTTTGAACGCCGTAATGCACATCGCCTGGGCGGTAGAATTCATTTGATAGGAATAAATTACCATCAGTGATGAAGTTATACCAATCGTTGCGTTGTTCTTTGCTTAGGAATGCTTTTACGTAGAGATTGCAATATTTGGTCGGTGTGGTGTCGGCAACCGTTAGGGAAAAAGTTCTATCTACTTCTGATACATTAGTTGCATCATGGGCCGTTACTGTGAACTTGTACGTAGTATCGAACGTGGTAGTTCCCATATCGAATGTTACATCAAAGGTATTAATACCATTAATAACATCGTAAAATCTTGGATTCTGTTCAGCTTTACCAATAATATTACCATTCGGTAGTAAAGACAAACCTGTAGGCAACGAACCTGATTTCAATTCTACTGAAACCTGTGCATTGGGTAATAGACTAATTGCTTCTAGGTGCAATGTACTTTGGTGATAGGGTTGAATTGTACCTAAATCTGGTGGAGTAACCAATTCGATTGAGCTTTCTATTTCACCAATCACATCGATTGAAAACGTTCTAGTAGCAGAAGTTGAACTTGTATACCAGTAATCTGTATATATTGGAGCTATGTTTGTATTAGTTGCTTTACAAATATAGATTTGTATTAACTCGTTATGACTGTATCTAACTGCTTGATGTGCATAGTATGTAGTTGTAGCGTTCCAATCACCAATTAAGTCATATGATTCATTTGCAATCGTGTTGGTGAACTTAACAGCCATTACCGTAAATTGGTAACGCGTAGTTACTGGAATTTGTTTAGGAATACTTCCTTGAAGATTGCCTGTAAATGTATCAAATGTTAAATCAGGTGGTAATGTGCTAGCAGTTTGATCTGGGTTTGTTGGCACTAAAAAATAAGAAAGCAAACCAGGTAGGGATGGTGGGTCATATACATCTAACAGAATAGTAATGTTATTATTCGCACGAATTCTACCAAGATAAGGATCAGTGATCCAAATTGGTACTCTTTGGAACGGTATGTTGTTTTGTACTAAGAAATCATCAGTAACAACATATATTTTAAACATACGTGATTGCGGCTCAGTAAATCCATCAGACACTTCTACTGAAAACGTATAGGCTCTGTTTAATCTTACTGGGTTTGTATCTACAACAGAATAATCGTAGGTTCCAACATCATAGAGATAGTCGTCAAATCCAGTTGCTGTACTAGTAACTATATCTAACGGTAGTGTATCCCAAGGAGTTGTATCATACCCAGCTTGTACGCCTTGGAAGTCGAGTGCTAAGATTGGTTGTGTATAACCCGTAATTCTACCAGCTGGTGATAGGGTTAATCCTGGTGGAAATTGTCCAGCATTTGGTAGTAATCTATAAGTTAATACATCACCGGCATTTGTATCACTATCAGCGGCTTCTAATTGGAAATCCACATAACTGTTATCTAAAACATATTGCGTACCAACAACGCCAGCTGGAATAAAACCACTTGAAGTAACCCATGATGGTGTATCAGCACCGATTACTTTTAGAGTAAATGTTCTATCTGCAACACTATTCGATGTAGCTGCTCTAATGACAAATTTAGATTCTGTGTCTCTGTTAACTTCGTGTGGTGTACCAGAGATTAAACCAGTTGTACTTAACCGTAAACCAACCGGTAAACTTCCTGCTAATACTTTAAAAGTCACTGGTAACGTTGATAGTGCTACTAATTGAAACGAGTATGATACTGTTTCTTGAATAGTGTTGATATTACCAGCTGGTGTTACCCATTGAATTTCCATCAGACTATAGTACCCATGTCAATGGCAAATGAACTTGGTGAAGTTACTGTACCAAAATCGATTGCCGTAGTAGCCAAGTATAATTGAAATATGTTATGTATAACATTATCAAGTTGACCAAAGTCATACGTTTTTATAATTTGACCAATTGGCGTATTACTTCTGATATTAACAATACCTGGGATCGTTTCACCTGGTGGGATTGCGGTACTTGGAATTGGTTGTGTGAGTGTAACATTGATGTCATCATCACCAGCAAATTTCAAAGTCGAAGTTAGTGCAGCGTTTATTTCACTAGTAGCAGTTGCAACCTTAGCGAACATCGCGGCTGAATTTGAGATAATAACTGAATTCGGAGTTTCATTAAATGAAATATTACGGCCAGCTACTAAATCTTTAAAGTTTAAGGTTGAATTATCAAGACCTTTGAATATGCTATAACCTGATGGGTTTGCTGGTGCAGTAATACTAACCGTGGTAATTGCGTTTGCAACTGCCGAAAGCTCTGTGAAATTAGCATTTACTTTTTCAAATGCAGTTCTTAGGTTATCACCCAAGCCGTCGTTTGCATTGTTACCTATGTTAATGGTGGTTATAGTCATGTTATATCCTGTTTATGCGCAGCCAACTGCGATTTCTATTGTTCCAATATGGTCAGAACTGAACTCTTGTAGTGCTTTACCGATAATAGTACCAGCGATTGCACCACTAGATGGAACTACTGCAACACCTGCAATTCTTGATGTTACAAGAAGATCACCTTTTTCAACTTTACCTACTACTCTGCATGGTGCTCTGCCATGACTAGCCACTGGGATATTAAATCCAGGGAATAAGTGTACTGGGTCTGCAATAGCTGCAACTACACCGGCAACTCTTGTATCTGAGTATTGGTTTGATATTGTGACTTCTCGTTCACCACCGAAGATAACGACTGTTCCCACTGGGTACTCTCTGTCGCCGTCATAGTGATCAATTGTCGAGTGTGCTGACATTTTTAGTTCCTTAAGTTTGTATAATGTATCTGGTATTTATCCGTTTTTGGCTTAAACTAAATACGTTATCTTAAACAAACCCCAAAGGAGCAGTACATGTTTGATTTCATCAAGAAGATTTTCAAAAAAGAACCACAAGAGGAGCCAGTAGTGGAAGTTAAAGCAAAGCGTAAGTATAAACCACGCGCACCTAAAACGGACGTCAAGGTCGAAGAAGCTGTGGTAGAACCTGTTGTTATTTCTGAAGCACCAGCGGAACCAGTTAGACCACGTATCATGGCTAGACAATTGGTTGGTGCTGCTACGCCACTATCTGCACCCGCAGTAGAAGCGGTTGCTGAACCTGTTATCGAACCAGTGGTAGAAGCTGTTGTTCAAAAAGCACCGGTGAAAAAGAAACCAGTTGCTAAGAAACCAGTTACTACAGTTGAAAAGTCTGTTGAAGTTTCTGTAGCAGAACCCGTTATTGAAGTTATCGCACCGGTAGTAGAAGTTAAAGTTGAACAAGAGGTTGTAAAATCGGTACCAAAGAAACCCGATAACAAACCAAAGGCGGTTCAGAACAAACCACCACGCGGTAAAAAGAAAAAACGTTAAATCACAAAAGGGGCTAAATGCCCCTTTTTCTTAATCAATATTCTTGAGTATTTCCCACGTATCCTTCCAACTAGTAACAGTCTCAAACGATCCTCGACGTTGTTCGACTGTAGCACAAGACAATGGATAATCATTGCCTATTGGGTCAGTTCTATCACCGATAAAGAGGATATCACCCTTAATCCATTCTAGTACTTGTGATTTATCCGCACCAATACTTGCTATATCAATACTAGTTTCGCCACCTACAACTGCATGTAAGTCAGGCCAAGTATCATTGATGGTGTTTACTATTCTAGCACGCTCACCGTTCTTCAAATCCCAGTGATAGTAATCTAGTCTATCGCGACCTTTTGCATTTCTACCAACGATAGAAAAATTGAGCATACCTGTGCGATGTTCAAAATGCTTACCGAAACGTTCTTCGTATGGGCTTGTGAATAATTCAGATTTTAGGTAATCCAGTACGGGTTCTGGTACTGACCAAGAATGTTCATGTAGTATTTCACCGTTTTCGCGAATAACATTACCAGAACAACTGAATATGAACTTGGCTGCATCTACTATTTCAGGACCTAGTTGCTCTAAGGTTTTCTGATAATCACCACCTGAAACAAGTGATACGTCGTGTGATCGTGCAAATCCTAGAAACCAATGACCAAATGCTGGATTGATTTTTTCTCGGCTTGGGGTTAATGTTCCATCCACATCAAATAGGTAATGCATCTACTATCTCCATATCTATTAAGTTTTCAATTTTAAAACAACGCCATCCATTCTTATCAATATTCCAAACTGCAAGAATATGATTGACTTGCCTCATGCGATTAGCTACTGCTAACTTCTCAGTATCACCGGTATATTCCGGGATGTATTCTGGTTTTAATGTACAACGCATTGTACTAATTCCACCAGATACCCTGGTAAATCTGATTTTACATACATTCGATTTCAGAATACCTTCCAAAAACCACCGTTGGAAGTCCACGGTTGTTATTTCCATCTTTCGATAACAACCACCGATCTTACATATGGCCGTCTGTAATCGACTTCTTTAACTTTTAAAATGGTTGCTGCAACCAATGCTTCTAGTAACTTTCTTAACATTTCAATCTCCTTATACCCAGTTATCAATAATAAACTGGTCTTGAACTTCGTGTGGTTTTGGTTCGCCGTGGAATACTAATACACAGCATTCGTTTGATATAACTGGGTTGTCTACTATAGACTCGAAGTTTCGTTTACCATCGGTTACTACTAACTCATTTCTATTACGAACTTCCCATTTGTAACTTTGTATCCATGAATCAGGCCAGAAAGTAATTTTAGACTTAGCAATCCGCCATATCCAATCTTGGTCGCCATGAACTCGCATTGCTTCTTCTGGTAGTTTTTTAAATTGTTCCCATATAATACCATGATCACCATGTGACCATGACATAACTGAGCTATTTAAACATTTGTAGTCCTTGTTGAACTTACGATTGAAGTCGCGAATACCATAGAAGTTTCCTGCTTTCGATATCAACTTATCAATATTACCAGTGATAACAACATCTAAGTCGAAATATAGGATAGTATCTTCAACTTGTAAATTAGGGTCGAACATATGGACTTTGTACCACCAACCACGTTTATAATCTGCGGTTGGTTGTACGATAAGTCTAACACCTTCGATTGGTGTTGGATCATCTGTTAGACAAACGAATTCATATGGAACGGTTAAGTATCTAGCTATCATATTACGCAATCTAATCACGTAATCGGTGGAGTAAGCAGTTCCAAATTTAACGCATAATACGGTTATTTTCTTCATATTGGTTGAAAAGTTGTTGAGATGCTAGGTTTTTTGATTTTGCTTCGCACATAATATCAGCCCAACTAAGATGAGTCAAAGCCCAGTCGTTAATTTTGGTGTTATTGAACATATCGCTGTGTGCACGAAGTTTACTTTTATTTGATTCCAGCAATAGAGTATCCATTGCTGGTATATCCCTGTATTTACCTAAAAACTCTTCTTTAGATTGACTGTAATGAATAACAGGTCTAACACCCTGCCAACTATCAATAACATGCTGGATTCGTGGATCTGTGTCTTTGATATACTCACCAGTCATAATCAAATGATGATGAATATCAAGCACGATGCCTGCCTTATCTTTTAGAACTAAAAGTTCATCGAGACCTTTTTGATACTCGTCGTTTTCTAAGGTTAGGGTATTTCTAAGTTCTGGACTCATGCGATTCCAAGCTGCATCGAAGCCATCAGAGCCTAACTTACCACTAAGGTGTACGTTGAGTTTAAAATCTAATTTAGATCGACCATAGCCCATCCAGCGTGCCATATTTGCATGGTATTCTAGCTCTTCGAGTGAACTATCAACGACTTCTGGTCTATCACTGACAATACAACAGAACTGACCTGGGTGGAAACTCAATCTAACTTGCTTTTCACGTGCTAGATTGCCAATCTTGCTGAATCCTTGTTCTAAGTAGTTGATAACATCGGGTTGTTGGTAAAAATTGCGATAATCGGCATGCGTATAAGCAGTTAGTACATCAGAGCCGATACGAACCATACGTAAAGATTCTGGTAATTGGCTAACACGCTCAACTAACTTATAGGTAGCAGTTAAGTTAGCTTGCATTAAATCAGTTAGTTTTTGTTCTGCTACTGCCCGTGATTGACGATTAAGCCAAGCGATTGTAGTAGTACCCATGTTTAATTCTGGTACGTTGACTACGCCTTTTGACGTTTGTTGAACGTATTTACAAGCAAATCCTATTCTCATGATGTTCTCTGGTTGGTTTAAGTTGGGCATATACTAACTTATTAATTACACGATGTCAAACAAAAAACCCAGATTTTTAAGTCTGGGTTTTAAAGTTAATGTACTTTAACAAGTATCTGATTGGGATTTATCCTACCATTTGCCTTTATTTCAACGGTAGTCAGACTATCAAAGAACTTGTTAATCGCAGTCTTACTACCGGCCTTGAATATTGCCAGTTGTTCGGCTGGTTTCCTGATTGTTTTACCAATCGATTTATTTGGGTCGTAACCTATTATAGTAGTACCTTTGACACCTAATGGTCCGTCTATCTCATCAGCTAGATACCTGAATAACTTCTTAGTTTTGCTATCGTAACACCATAGTATAGCAGCACCAATAATAGTTACTGGATTAATAGATACTAACTTAGAATTGGAATCTGTTTTCAAGTAGTTTAGTTTTTCAACTAGTTTCTCTTTGGAGACTGCCTTTTTAACACGTGGTACTCTATTGGCTTTATCTTCTTGAATAATCATATCACATGCACTCATGATATCTTTCAAGAAGTTTAGAATACTTGTGATATTCTTTTTAGTACGTTGTTTATAACCTTCTTTTAGTTGGTCATAGATATCCTTTTCTTTTAAATAAGGATCTTCGATTGTTTCTTCTTCGTCTGATATAACAGGTTCGTCGTAATCTGCTGGTTTAGCAGGTGCTGGACCGGCTAACTCTTCAAATTCAGTTAACATTGGTGTGTAATAATCCTTGATGATTCTTACGTGGCTTGATTTAGCAGACTTACCTTTTAACAAATTATGAATATTGAATGCTTTTGGATTGAAGGTGTCTGGGCTTTCAATCCAAGTTTCAATTGCTTCTTCTAACTCATTGGTCATACTTAGACTAATATCTTTTAGTCTTTCTTGAATGTTAACAGGTGCTGCAGGTTTGACATCTTCTGATTCTTCTTGAATGTCTTTATTACAATCATCGATAATTTCAAGGATTCGTGTTCTTAGCCACACCGAAGTATCAGCGCCGTTATTGAAATCATCACGTTGTGCCGGCATCCCTTTTAATAAGCAACTGGCTATACCACCAATTGATGTATTAGAACGCCAATCAGCACCTTTCTTGTAAATATCTATTTGGTCGGTTGTGAATCCGTTTAATCCCATCCATTTGATAACTGCTGGTTTTAAATCCTTGGCAGATTTCTCGATGTTATAATACTTCATAGCCCAGTGGAAGTTTAAACTGAATGTTCTAGTATCCCATTCGTCACATCCATCCCATTTTGGTGATAGATCTTTACCTTTAGCTGCTCTAGCTTCTGTTAGATGTTCATTTTGTGTTTTTCTTTTAACTGTAGAC